CCGTGGCGTTCATGAGCTTGATGCTCAGGCGGTCGAGCTGTCGGATCGGCTCGATGTACTTTGTCTCGATCGGGAAATCGTTGCCGGACTTGAAGATTGTGCGCGTGTACTGTTGATCGGTCGGGATGGTGGCGAATGCCGAGGTGAGCTGCGTCACGTTTGAAAGTGCGGCTGACGCGGACCCTCCGGTTGACGTCGTGCCGCTCGCCTGAAACTTGTACTGGCTGCTCGCCCGATCGTTAAACTTGGACATGAGTTCGGTGACGTAGACATACATGATGTTGCTCGTCGCCGTGTTGGCGTGGACGCTGGCATAGATCAGCTCCGCCTTGACGACGTTCTTCAGGGTGTTGTTCAGATAGACGACAAAGTCGACGTTCGACGAGGCGTACACTGTATCGACCCGGACGGTGTACACTTCGGTGTCGCACATCTTATCCTTCTCGGATATTTTTTGTGTGCACATGTCACTGCATGGGCGGCAAGACGAAGGAGCTTTTTCTCGGCGTGGTCATTTTCTTCACGGTTGAGCGAATCGCAATTCTGATCAGCTCGCACGCCGTCGAGTCTACCCAGGATATCCTGGTTGCTCGTAAGCGCGCGTTGATTGAGCTCGTGGTTCTCGTCGCGGCTCTCCTAGTGACGCTGAAGGTGTTAAAAGCGTGAGGCGATGAGTATGTATGATGAATTGTTACCGTGATGAGACGTTCGTGCTTTGCCGAACAAAGGGGTGGGACAAGGCTCCCGTGAGCACAGTATGGCTTCTCTTCACCGAAGAGATTGGTGAACTCGCGTCGGCGATCCGACAATACCAGCGTAATTTCCGCAAGACGGGCCTCAAGAAGGATCGAGGCACGGACATTACGACCGAGATGGGTGACGTGTTTTCCTACCTGTTCCAGCTCGCCTACATGCTCAACGTCGACCTCGACGAGATGTGGTTGAAGCACAGGGAAAAGGTTCAGACCAGAAAATATGTTGACTAAAGTTAGATGACTGAATTTCTGGCCGACGATGACACGGCTATGAACCGCATCAACCCTTATACTGCGACGGCGACATTCGGTATTTCGTACAACGGCGGCTATAAAGGACCCAACACGCAGACATGGTACGCCCCAGAAGAAACGTCTGCGTCTTGGGAGACTCCTGTTGAGCAACCCGAGTATCTCGATCACTTTGGCCCGAACCAACTCAACAAGTCGGGCTCGATGTACTTAAAGACGGGTGGGATCCACCCCGCGACGAGCTTCATGTTCCCGGCCCGTAAGATCCAGCACGACGACGGTACCGCCACCTTTTCACGCGAGACGGTGTGGCGCGACGGGTCCAACTACGTGAGCGGTCTGCCCACCGGTTTTGACGTGACGAAGAACATGTGGCCTCTCATCTTTGCACTGTTTGTGCTCATCGGCATCCTCGTCGCGGCGAGAAGATTTCGGCTCTAGATCTTTTGGACTTTCGCCGCCTCAACCTTGATCAGTTTCTTTTCAAGCAACGCGCGTTCGAGTACGCCCCGACCGTCTAACTTCGGGCACTGGTGCATCTCCAGCTGGATACACCTTGTGCAGAATCGATCGGAACATTCGCGACACGTAAGTACCAGAAGGCCGACCTTCTTGTGGCACTTCTGACACGGGGCCATCGTCTTCTACTACTTCGCACGGTATTTCCTTAATCAATGCGGCTGCGAGAACGCTGATGTTCGTCTCATCGTCCTCGTCAACCACCTGACAGAGTCCCGTCTTGCGGCGCTCGAGCACCTCGTCCCAGAACGCCTTGGCGCGCGGGAGGATGCGCGCAAACCATTCGCGATCGCGCGGCACCTCGATGACGTCAAACTCCTGTGGCGCATCCGGACGTAGAAATCCCGCCGGACGGTACTGGATGAAATCACACGCCTCGAGATCGAGCACCTCGAGCAAGAGCTGAATCTGCGGGAAATAGTACTTGGGACACTTGTGCTCAATCTTGCGCGTCAGTGGACACTTGATTTCGATAAGACGCCCAGATTCTGTAACACCGTCGGGAGATCCGCCGAGCCACTTATGCACGGGGTGCTGAACCAGACCAATTTCGTGAGATTTTTGATTGTACGCAGCGTCATACAAGTCTCTTGCAACGGGCTCGAGCAACGTACCATGCTCGGTGGCGGCATTCCCCTTCCAGCCGTTGTTGTGTCCGCACTTTTTGACGACGAGGTCGCTCGGTTTCTCGTAGGGATTATCACCGATGGCGGTTGCAAGATCGCTCGCTGTGAGCATCGTTCCACGGAGGGCATGCCACTCGGGCGTTCGCTGATCGTCATATGATTGTTGAAGAAGTTGCTTGACCCGTGGGTGGACCTCATTCATATCTCATACACATGCGCTAACTGTGTTTAAGCGCAATTTCAGCCGCATTCTGTTCCGCCTGTTTCTTCGTCGAAGCAAAGCCCGATCCGCGCGGCGTGCCGTCGACAATCACCTCGATGTGAAACGTGCCGTTCGGGTACTGGTGACGCACCTGATAGTCCGGCAAGGGAAGCTTCGCCGCTTGACACTTGCGCATGAGTTGATCCTTGTAGTTGTCGTCGTGGAGCGTCACCTCGACGCGCTCGAAGGACGCAAAGACAAACTTCTTGGCATGCACCATGCCGAGATCGAGGTATATCGCACCGACAAACGCCTCGAAGACATCCTCGAGGATGTTCGGGTTCATGTGCCAATTGTTCCGGATACCCTTGTCATCCATGAGAATCCACTTCTGGAGGCCGAGCGCCAGTGAAATCTCGCAGAGCGTCTTGCCTCGCACCATCTTCGTACGCGCCTTGGTCAGAAACCCCTCTTGTTCATCCTTGTACTTGTCAAACAGATGACGCGTGATGATGAAGCCGAGGACCGAATCACCCATAAACTCGAGCGTCTCGTACGACGCCGCGAGTCCACGATACTTTTTTAGGGCCGATTTATGCGTAAAGGCACGCTGATACAAAGACACGTCACGAATCTTTGTACCAACGAGCTGTTCGATATCGCCATGGACAAGCGCCGGCGGATCTACCAACTCAACAGTTTCCATTTGTTATTACACGCGCAGACAATGTTTAAGTCCTTACTTGGCGGCGACGGGGGCGGCAGGCTTCTTCAGCATCGGGCGAGCCACCTTGGGCTTGTCAGCTGCAGGCGCAGACGACGGCGTGGCAGCCAGAGGCGTCTCGGGAATGACGGCCGCCGGCTTCTTCTCCTTTGGGGCCTTGGGCTCAACCGGTGCCTTGATGTAGTGCGGGTTGATGTACTTCTGGATGTTCAGAAAGGTAATCTGGGTACCCTCGGGCGGGGACAGCAGATCCTTCAGGGTGGCGTCCAGCGTAATCTGCTGACCCGCCTTCAGACCCTTCTCCGTCACGTACTGGTTAATCAGCTTCGTCACCTGGCTACGAGACACCTTCTCGTCAGCCGCAAGCTTCAGGAAAGCGCGCAGCTTGTCCGACACATCCAGAGGCTTGTTGAAACCGTTGTTCGATGCACGCGCCTTGGTCTTCTCACCGGAGGGGTCCTCGAGCAGCTGCTTCACCTTGCGCAGATCCTTGCGCAGCGCCTTGATCTCGGCCTGCAGGCTGGTCAGTAGGTCGTTGGTAGAGGTCTCCATTTCTACTTACCATACCCACGACATCTTTAAGTGCTTTTCTCGTTTCGTTACCAAACACTAACAGGAGGATGACGAGCATCGGCCATGTCAGCGTCGGGCCAAACACCATGAAAATCACCACATGCCAGAGCTTCACACCACCGTACACCACAGTGTCCCTGACGTATTCGTACGTTTGTTTCGGGGTTGGAAGGGGTTCCATCTACTTCTGGCCAAGGTTTTTCTCATCTGCGCGTGCTCGCAAACCCGACGCCCAGCACCAGAAAAACGGCATACATGATCGAAAGTACAATCATGGCCCAGTACAGTGAGCCGTTCGGTTCCTTTGTAGTCGTCGTCGCCGCACTGCTCGTGTCGGATGTCGACGCCACATTTGACGACGCACTACTCGTCCCAGGGGACCCACTGCACGCCCCACCAGGGCAACACCCCGTGTCACATCCGTACTGAATACCATTCTCCTGGTATGCGCAGATGAGCGTCGTATTGGCGGCAGACTCGGTGGCGGGAGTCAGACCAGGGGTCACCTGTGGAATACAGGCACACCCCTTGTTGTTGTACTGATCACCACAGTAATTGGCCGTCGTCGATATGGTGTTCGACGTGCTCATTACTTAGAGCTAAGAAGTGTTTTATGGACACTATGTTGTACGGAGTACCGACGAAGCTTCCTGACGGCCGATACTTTCTCAAGGTGACACAGGACAGTGGCGAACGTTGCGTCCACCAGGTGAACAATGTCAAACTGGTCACAGAGGGCAATCAAGTGACCATCACGGTCCCAAGCGACGTTACTCTTTTCTCGGATATTGATGAACAGATTGTCACTCAGGCCAAAGAGTCTAAGGTTCTGTGGTTCGGCAAGGAGATTGCCGATGAGACTGTGACGGCCGCCTACCAGAAGAGCCTCAACCCCGAGCATGAGCTGTCAGCATCGCTCGTCACCATCAAGGGGGAAGTGGTGACTGTATTTTACGACACTCAGAAGGCGCGTGTCGATCTGGTCCAGTCAGGATCGGTCGATGTCCTCCTCGAGCTGTCAGGTCTCGTGTTTACCAAGCGCGCATTTGAGCCCGTATGGAAGGTGGTTCAGGGGCGTGTCAAGGCGCCTCAGAAGCCCAAGTTTCCCCGGGAATATCTTTTCAAGGATGACCCAGCCGAGGAGGAGGAGTCGGATGTCGACCTGTAAAAAAAGTCGGCGTACAATATAAATGGACGGCAAAGGTCTGGCTATCTTGGTGCTTCTTTTTCTGATTACGCTGATGCTCTTCATGCCCCAGAGCAGCGGGTTTGTCACGGCACCAGAGGGTGCGTCTCCGACAGTCGAGGCCAAGGGTGTGACGGGTGGCATGGCTGGTGATATCCAGGGCAGCGAGACGGACGGTGGCATGTTTGCTCCGTTCGCCGCGATGGCCAGCGGTGTCGGCTTTAAGATTGGCCAGACGCCGACCGATCCCAACGTGGGTCTGATCCCCAAGGAGGTGGTGACGACCGAGGATTTCGGCCAGTTTAGCCCGGATGCCATCCTGTCCGGTCAGAACTTCCTGGACCCGCGTGCCCAGATTGGCTTCCCCGAGACGGCAGGCGGTGTTCTGCGCAACGCTAACCTCCAGGAGCGCTCCGAGCCCGCAAACCCGCGCGAGGCTGTGAGCATCTTCAACCTGTCGACGATCCCGCCCGACACGATGCGCCCCAAGTTTGAGATCCAGAACGAGTACAAGTAAGGGACACCCAGAACGAGTACAAATAGATAAAAAAAACATGCACCGTTGAGTTAAATGGCCAGCATGCGTGATACCATGACCGAGTGGCTCGGTCTCAAGACTCAGCTCAAAGCTGCTCGCGCGGACATTAGTGTCCTGAACAAGCGCGAGAAGGAGCTTCGATCTGAGGTCCAAACGTATATGAAGACGGAGGCGGTTGACGTCGACGTCAAGGTGGATGGGCACAAGGTGTCCTACCAGAAGAAGGAGGGCAAGGGGAGCATCACAAAAGAGGTGATTATCGCCGGTCTTTCCGCCTTTTTCGGTGGGAATGACACGCAGGTCGAAGGTGCTTTCCAGGCGATACTTGACGCGGCGCCTGTCAAGGAGCGCGACGTGCTCACGGTTCGCAAGGTCTAAGGATCTGGCGCGTCAGTACATCAAGTAGCAAACACAATGGGTGTCAACAACGAGTATGCGTACGATGCGTTCCAGGCTGAGGATGCTCCCGACGACGACATGCAAGATGACCAGGATCAGGTGCTCGATCCAGAGTCGTGGCAGGATTGGAACTCGGAGCACATTCTGAACATGTGGATGTCGCTCCAGACGTACATCAAAGACTCTGGTATTTCGAGCTCGATTCTGAACCATGCCACCTTTCCGTCTTTTGTCCAGTATGTCAGTCGGCACTCGAGCTAACTTTTTTTTCAGTGGGTATTATAAATGCCTATTGATATCACTGGTCCCAAGGTGCTCACGCCCGCGATTCTGTTTGCGCTGCTCAGCCCGGGTCTGATTCTGGCTCTACCGAGCCTGAAGCTGTTCCCAGGCTGCCAGAGCTCGCTGAAGACGGTCTTTATCCACGCGATCGTCCTGTCACTGGTGTACTACGTGCTGGCTCGCTTCGTGCTGCGTCTGTCGCTCCGCCCGGCTGATCTGGTTGTACCAGCCCTGCTGTTCGTCCTGCTGTCACCAGGCGTGCTTCTGACGTTGCCCCCAGGCAGCCGTGGCGTGTTCATGTCTGGCCAGAGCTCGCAGGCTGCCGTTGCTGTGCACGCCGTCGTGTTTGCGCTCGTCTTTTCGTTCATGCGCGGCCAGTTTCCGCGTTACTATTAAATTGAAGTAGTATGAAGCACCTGGCTTTTGGGCCAGGTGCGATGGGGTATTTTATGTACTTGGGGGCGCTCAGTGCACTGTCGGATGCCAGTGCACTCAACGATCTCGAATCAATTGCCGGTGCATCCGCAGGTGCCATCATCGGCCTCATGTACATCCTCGCAAAGGGTGACATTCAAAAGATGCTCGAGTATAGCCTTGCCGTACCGATCAAGGATATCATGAAACCGAACATCAAGGTGCTTCTCAAATCGTTTGGTCTCGTGAGTACCAAAAAAATTCGGTCAGTGTTTATCGACACTGTAAGGCACTTTATACCCAGTGATGACATCACGTTCGCGGAGCTGTATGCACACTGGCCCGTAAAATTCCACGTGGCGGCATGCTGTATCGATTTGCACGCGACGCATTACTTTTCGGTCGACACGTCACCGTCTATGTCTGTCCTCGACGCGGTGTGCATGTCCGTCTCGATACCATTTCTCTTTCAGAGCAATCGACACGGGCCATGGCGGTACATCGACGGCGGCACGCTCGAGGCAATCCCAGGGGGTCCACTCGTAGGTCAGGATCCAAAATCCGTACTGGCATTTGGCATTGCCGACGAATGGACAACTGACGTAAAGGATCTCAAGTCGTATGCCCTGTGTATCCTCGGTGCAGCCATGACTCTGCGTCAAAGATACCCCATGTTTCCCCGCATAGGCCTCATTGCAGGTGACATTGATACGTTCGATTTCGGGGCGTCGAATGACATGAAACTTCGGATGTTCACAGCTGGTCACGCTCAGACGAAAAAGTCTCTGTGTAGAGTAAATGCGTCTGATCCGGCGTGTTGCGTACACGCGTCGGAAGACGGGTCGAACGCCGCGACGCGTCTACGTTCCGTCGAGCATGATCCGGAATCTGGGCCGCCCGGGGCACGGACCCAAAGTGCTTCCGACCCCCAAGGCGGGTCTGCTCACGATGTGGGGTTACTCGACGGCGGCATCCCCTCCGGCGCGTCACCGTGCGCTACTGAATGCGATCAACAAGGGTCACCAGCGTCCCGCGTCGGTACTCCGTCACCTACAACTGGTCGAGACGTACACGAAGCGTAGCCAGAAGAGGGCATCGAGTACTTACCGTGGTGACCGTTTGTGGCTGCGTGCCCGCGCGATTTAAGTCCGTTTACGGACGAGCATGATCATGATGAGTCCGATGACGAGCGTCGCAAGGGCACCTAGGTACACCTTTGACTTGTCTTCGAAGAGTCCCTCGCGAACCGGTGGGGGTAGACTGAGCGGACGTTCGGGTGCAGTAGGTACAAACTGTGTGTAGACCCGGAGGACAAACATGTTTGGATCGAACGTGTTTGTGCCAGGGCCACCAAATTGTACAACCGAGCCGGTATAATCAAGCCAGCGAACCGTCAGGCGCTCGATCGAATCGAGTCGTGACGGGTACGTCACCGACCATGCATAATCGGTGGTCTCTTTGAACGTCCGTTGAAAGTTTTGAGCGACATCCATCGGGATGACAGCGAATGACGTTGCGGGTGTCAGACTCGACGTCTGGTTACTTTGAATTTGATTCGACCCTACGGACGCGACCGTGAATGTGATGTTGTCGGTCGGCGTCGTTCCACCGACAGTTGCACCTGCAAGTGTAATTGTAACACCGACCGAGTACCCACTTCCGGCCGCGGCGAGTGCGACGGTCGGAACACCTGACCCATTACGCGTCACGGTAAATCGTGCACCCGTACCGTTCCCCGTGGCGGTCGATGCGATGTTCCTGTACACTTGATTCGCCTGTCCGATGATAGTGGTCGATGTCACGAGTGCACTGATTGTCAGAATGGGTAGAGTGGGTGAGGCGAGCGGGCCAACATTTGTCAACGTCAGTTTACGTGCATCGTACGTCGATGGTGTGCGCAGTTCGGTAATGTCCAGCCAGATGTAGGCATTAGCAGTGGACGGATTCGTGACGATGGCCGACACGAGATCGACCCGCGTCACGTTTGTGATGGGTTTGTTCAGAAACACGGTGTACGTGTTCGAAAACGGGAACAGTGTCGTGTCGCGGTTACGCGAGTCGACATGTATATACGACACTTGTTCCATCTACCATTCCGTGCGGAAAAAGTATGCGCCTCAAGTAATGCATCGACGGCCGCGTCATGTGACCATCACGCGCAGTTGGCCGGAGCGGTACTTCTCGGGTCTGAGTAAATCAATGGGACTCACGCGCGAAAGGGAACTCTTGAAACGCCGACGGGTATCGTACGGTGCCCTGAAGCTCGGGCGTTCGAATGCAGGCGGTGCTCGTAAAAAGTCCAAGTGGACTCAGCTGTTCCACACGACGTACCCGGGCCTCAAGTTCAACAAGGATGCGATCGCCAAGCGGACGGGCATCCATCGTGCGACACTCAACACGGTGTACGACCGCGGTCTCAAGGCCTGGAAGACTGGTGGGAGCCGACCCGGTACGACTGCGCCTCAATGGGCGGTGGCGCGCGTGTATAAATACGTGCTCGTGACGAAGGGCAAGGCGCCTAGGGCGTGGTACGCGACCCGTGCCGATCCTGATCAGAATCTGCGGCGCTAGTAGGTGTGTAAAATAAAATATACAATCATATAAATGAATAGAAACACGGCTGTGGCTAGAACCGCTGCAAAGGCTGCTGCAAGAGGTGTTCAATTAAACCATTACAAAGTATACAAGAATGCGAAGAACGCATTGCCTGTACTAATAACCCCATATAAATGGAGAGGAGTAACATATACTGTGTATTCGTGGCCTAGTCCTGGGACGAATTGGAGGGAAGCAACTGCAGCTCAGCATAAAATTAGACAGATTATTCGAAACATTAATACAAACAATAGATACGTTCTAAAAACTCCTGGAAATACCGTGCATCCTCCTATGTGGAAGAATAAAAATGTGGTAAACAGGGCTATGAATAATTATTTTAATACACACGTCATTCCAGAACTTATTAAGGCTTCATCGCCGTCTTTGAAAAATATAGCCAAAAAGACTCTCAATGTGACACGGCGTAAAAGATCCGTTTCACGCGCAGCCTTGGAAAAATGGCGAAACCAATCTATGTTTCAAGCTGCTCGGAGAAATTTCTATAGACGTGCTCAAAAATCCAATAACGCCTGAAGGCGTGGAAAACGGGTGGGAGCCGACCGGGAGCGACGGCGCCTCAATGGGCTGTCGCGCGCCTGTACAAGTACGTGCTCGTCACCAAGAAAAGGGCACCCAATGCGTGGTACATCACTCGTTTCGATCCAAACGCAAATCTACGCACGACGTCTCGGGCGAATAGCACGCGGCGCACCCATCAGTAGATGGAGGGGTGAACGCGCCTTGATACCATAGAGGTACTTGCCACCATCGCGAACGACGTACGTCGTACGAGTCAGTTGGAGGATCGCACGGCCCTTGCTGTTTTTGTACGGGGTGATCGACACGACGACCGGTACGGGTTTCTTTGATGCGGCTGCTGAGAGTAGAAGCGATGCTCGCGAGCGGGTCGCTTGTTTCATGAGTGCGTTACGACGCGTCATAGCTTAAGAAATGCCGACAAAATAAGCTATGGCGCGTGCTCTGGTTCACGCATCGGCGCGTCAAATTTGGCAGACGCTCGGACCCGGGTTTTCCGAGCGCGTCTACCACAACGCCATGGAGGTGTGTCTCCGAAAGGCGTGCGTGGCGTACGAGACTGAGCGTATAGTGCCCATCATGTTCATGGACCATTCGCTCGGCAACATGCGTGCCGATCTGATCGTCGACGGGCGTCTCGTCGTCGAGCTCAAGTCTGTGCGCTCACTGAAGGATGAGCACAGGACACAGACGAGTGCCTATCTGCGCCTTCTCGGCCTGACTGATGCCGTATTGGTAAACTTTCCGACACACAGTGATACGGTCGAACTCGAGGATTTTCCGAGTGAATAAGAGGGATGGACGAAACGTACAGTCCGGTGCTCATCGTGTCACTGGCCGCCATGTTCTTTTCGGCTTTGGGACTTGTCGTGCGGTATGCGTACAAGTCCAAGTGTACAAAGGTGAACCTGTGCTGCTTTAGTTACGAACGGAACATCGCCGAAGAGGTGCGGGAGGATATGCGTGCGATGGACCATGGACGCTCAGTCGCGCCGTCGGGCGATTCACTCAATCGACAGTCACTGGATATGGAACGGCGGTGAGTTCATTTTTTGTTCAAAATTTTGAGAAGGGGTGTTGGTCGTCTGGGTGATGGTGATCTTAGCTCTCGAAAACTAGTGTTAAGCCGACGTGGGCGGCGGAGATTCAATGGCTGAAGACGAAAATTGCCCGGAAAAAACATGTGTTGGTGACGATGCTTCAGGATAATCGTCCCATTTAAACTACGCCGACGATCGCCAAATGCGGCAAGGTACAACTTATTCAGGTTATTTGGTGTTGGTTTTCTCGCGTTGTTGCGCACCCCCGGCCCGCGTGAGCGACCGCGCTCGCCGCGCGAGGTAGAGTTATTAAGAGCAATGTAAAACGCGAACAGCTTCTTGATTCTTCCGTTTTTGTTATAAGCGGGGTCTACATTTATAACACGGACGCCGTGCTGTGTCCCATTCTTGACCGCTTGCCATTTTACATAAGTGGGATCGGCTGCAAACGCACGGAGGAGTGTACGATTCACATATACAGGAGTATTATTGGGAACTTGACGATAATTTCTCGGAAGACCCATGGGTACGTACCATATGCAGATATTTTTTTTTCAGTGATGGTACCATATGGACATCGAGTCTCAGCAGCTCGTCGAGAAGCGATCGACTGACGCACCCAAGTGGCTCAAGTGGATGCCCGTCGCAGCCCTGATCGTGGCGTGCCTGACGTTCATCTTTGCGCTGACCGTACTTTACCCGTGGCACCTCGAGTTGTCCAAGGAGTTTACGGAGCTCTCGAAAAAAATTACTTGTAACAAGTAATGAAAGAGGAGCAGCAGATCCCAGACCCTCCAGCATGGGTCAAGTGGCTGCCGATCGTCAGCATCATACTCAGTGTGATCATGCTCATGTTTCAAATTTTCGTCCTGCACGGCTGGCACATGAAGCTGTCCAATCAGATGCGACACGTCAAAGGGAAAATCTAATGTCGCGTAGTACTAAATGGCGCTCGTCAACGTCCTTGCCATGTCATGTGCCGAAATCTTCGGCAATTGCCATCTCAAGTTTTTCGCCGAATCTGGCCACACGACTAAGCACAACCTGGTGTTCGGCATGATGGGCTATGCCGTCGTCCTGTTTTTTCTGATTCGCAGCTTTTCCCATGCCAATATGCTGTACGTTTCAGCACTTTGGGAAGGGATGATCACCATCCTTGGAGCGGGTGTAGCTTTTTTTATACTCGGCGAAAGGTTCAAACACCCGATCCAGTGGGTCGGCCTAGTGCTCGCGCTTGTCGCCGTGCTCATGGTTCACTTTGGTGAGAAGCTTGCTCACGCTTGAGCCTCGGTCCAGAATAGATTGACCGAGTAAGAGTTGAGCGCCGGAAATCCGATCGGGACATTAAGTTGGACCAGAAGTGTATCTGGGCCATCTGGAAAACTCTGATTGCCACCGATGACACCGTTACAAACTTCTTTCAGGTTTGATAGTTCGAGCGCGTTCTGACCATTATTACATATCGTAGAAAACACGCGTTCGCCGCTACCAAAGACATAGTTCCCGGTTACGGCCGAGACTTGTGCAAAGCTCGGCTGAGACCCGTTCGCATTGCTATTGATCGGGATCCAATTCACGGGCGTAACACCCTGAGGGTTGAGAATTCCTGAAACAATTGCACTGCCGCTACTACCCGCACTCGCTGTGGTCGTCCCTGCAAACACCGCAAGACGCTGCAGTAAAAGTTGAGCACGGTTGAGTAGATCACGTGAACCGATATCACCGATGATGCCGTTCGACACACTCGGCGCGAGACGAAGTAAAAAGAGATTGGTCGTGGACCCGCCTCCTAGAGTTACACCGGCTGCATTCACTTGATAATTGAAGAAATAGCCTCGATCCTCGTCGAACCCGCCATCTATTAAAAGTGCAGAACCCCAATGCGTGATCGATGGTGTACACGAACAGCTCACCAAAAACACAGTCGCACCAGCATTGTGAGATTCATCTGATCCTTTGAGGGATACGCCCGTATCCGCAATATTATAAACAAGACTCGCACGTCTAGACCCGCCTTCAAGGGTTGTGTCTGTTTTGCGTGCATACGTAACGATCTCGTTATCAATCATTACTGTACCGGCCGAAGGCCAATACGTGGTCGGTTCCGTGAGACGAATCGTAGTGGCCGAAGTCGAAGATAACAAACCAACAGACAGTGTCGACACGGCCGCAGCAGTTTCGTTCGTTACTTCGTATCGAACAGGCAGGTTACCCGTTCGCATATAGGCCTCGTCGTTGACGTTGTTCTGTCTGAATCGATGAACATATACCCAATTACCATCGCCGCCGCGAATCATAAAGTCTATAGACCCCGCTCCATACCACGAATATTGTATCCCGATCATTTGCATCTTCGTGAGATCGAGATTGAATCCACTCGGACCCTTGCCGTCAACCGTATCGCGATTAAACTGAGTTTGAGGGGTCCGAACCTCTTTCACTTTACAGGCTGTCACGGGTGCTGTCGACGATATAATGGCCGATCCTCTATAAGGTGGGTTAAAATACAGTGAAGTGTCACTTATTATAGTAGTCACTGCATGAGTCATTCCGCGGATTACAATTTTGTCACCAACCCTGAGTTGTCTCGTGAACTGCGAACCGACGCCAGTCAACACCTGACTCTGAACTGACGTATACACGTACCCGGTGAGTTGAAATGTAGATGATCGTTTGACGACCCAGAACGTCTGACCGTCGTATTCAAAGAATAGACCGTTTTGATCATCGAAACATCCGGCCCGAATGCTCGCCCCGTGCCATAGCGAGACTACAAGCCGTGGTTGATCCCCAAGAATAGCCGGTGTTACTAGAGAGGTAAACTTCACGAGTGTAAACGTCGTGTCACTTGTAACAGTGTTCACCGTGTATGTACCGTTATATCCCGACGTCGCGATGCCTTTAATAACAACCGTTGCACCTGTCTGCGGGCAACCATGTGGTACGGCTGTCGTGACCGTTATGAGGTTCCCTGACCATGTCGCACTGACAATGTCGATATTTGGGCAAAAAAGTGTACCGGACGACCACAAAAGGCCTTTGCCGGACTGGTACCGAAACACCTTTTTAGATTGCCGAACGATGCTTGCTCCGTGTGTCGGAATGTTTGGACTGAGGATGACGCCACCATCAAACGGCCGATGATTTATATAAGAATAGGGTTGAACGTACATCGCCAAAGATGTAATGGTAAGGGAGGCTGTCGCGGTTCCAGTTGCCGTGTAGAAAAAGACGGTTGGCGAATAGCCGCTGGAGTTGACGCTGGCGACGAAAAAGTTCCCGTTCGTTCCCGACCCTCCCGATGTTCCAGTGATTACAATTGGAGTTCCGGGTATAAGACCGTGTGGGAATGAAGCATTCATAGTCACGGTCACTGTCGTCCCGCTTTGTGCGATCGATGCGACGTGCACATTCGTCCATTTTGCATTTGAATTATTGAATATACCGCCGCGCCGAATAATCGTGTACGATTGTAGCAATGGATTGGCCGTCACGAAACCTTTCGCCGTGTAGGTAATGAGTGTCGTCGCAGTAGATGCACCTACGGTCGCTATAAAAAATCCCTCGGCTCGGTTGGCGTTCCGAGTGGAGTTTTCCAAGCCTAAAATACTGATCGGTGTGTTATTTGTGGGCAGAATAGAATTGTAAAAGTAGATTGCACCCGTTCCGATCGTGGGTGCCGTCTGCGTCGGATATGTAATCGTCACGTTGGTCGTGCCGTTCACGGCCGATACATAAATAGGCCCGGTCACGGTCGATAAATAGACCGACTGTCCAGTTGTTACTCCCGTAAACGACGCCAGAACGAGTACGGCCGATGTCGTCGTTACAGAGCTCGATGACGATACCGTCGTGGACAACGCAGCATTTAAAGTGACGGTGATGACGGACGGTGTACCGCCGTTGGACGATATCGAAGCTATCGACGTGTTTGGTATATCTGTTCCTGGGATTTCGTAAAATGATGGCGTCTTACGAAAATCCGTGTATGTTTGCCATTTCGTCGCCTGGAGACCATACTCGAAATCGGCATCGACGAGTGACGCACCCATCGAAACACGCTGGCGTTCGATAGCGTCCGTCCCAAAGTCGTACGGGCGCGTCACGGTGGCGCCCTGATATTTGTTCCCCACGAAACCGTCGGTATTCATTACCTTATATCCATAGTTTTTTTACGTGTCACTTTCAATCTCGAGAGTAAATGACCAGTCGATACCGTTGTTATTCAGGATAACACCAAATCTGTCGAGCACCGTAATATTCAACCGATCGACGCGCACAGAGTTATCAGTCACGAGTACCTTCTGTGTGTTCTGGGTGTTCTCCGACCAATGTAGAATACTCCCGTTGTTTACATTTACCGGAATTTTGAAAGTTATGGCGGCTGGCTCTTGTGACGACTGGCCCAAATTTTCGATCCAGATGCTGATATAAGTATCAAAATTAATGATGTACGAATTCTGAGATGTCAACACGTTGCCTATGAGCGTCTGCGTCGGAGTGAACCCGAGCAACACCGGGATAGTTGGGTAGTTCAAGTTCGTCGGGAGAGTCAAAGTGACCGACCCTGCAGTCGACGTGAACACCGCCTTGCTGTTTACGAATGACCATGCGCCGAGAGTACTCAAGAGGATACCCGATGCTGATATCGCGCCGTTGATCGCAGAAAGATAGGGACCCGTGCCACTATATACACCCTCCGGAATGATATAGTCCGTATTGTTCAAATTGATAACATTGTAGGGTGCACGAATATTGAAATATCCGATTGGAATCTGTGCATTCTTGAGAGAGATACTCTTCAATGCACGGTGTCTATTTCCGAAAAGCACTTGGCACGTAAACGGGTTACCATCGCGTTTGGTTACAAAGCTTTGGATCCCGGCCGTCTTATTTAAAGATGCGGTATCTACGTGCAACTGATACGTCTTCAGATGCATTACTAATAGCTTATAAAAAATGTCTTTCTCAAAGCGCTGCATCGTACAGCGCTTTGAAAAGGGTGGTTCACCAGATCCAGTGTGGGTCACCCTGGTGTTCGCTCTTGTGGATGTGATCGGCTCGCTCACACCTGAGCACCTACACGACCGACTGCGCCGTTGCCAGTGCCGGCTGAGACATTGGTCGGGCTGGGCATGCTCGCGACGGCGGCAATGCCACCCGGAGCAGATGTGCCGGCGTTAGGAAGTGCTGCTGTGGCGTTCGCGCCCTTCGTGGTGTGCATGTACCACATCACGGCACCAATCAGGCCGATGATGATGAGGACGATGAAGACGATGGCTCCGGTCGGAAGACCCTTCTTCTCCTCCTTAGAAGCCATATTTGTCATTGCTCTGCATTTTAATTCCGCGAGTTGTCGTGCTTAGAGGCATCGCAAGAGGGACTGGCTGCTTGGAAATGTAGTCGTAGTACGACAGCTGCTGCAGAATACCCATGCGGATCGTCTTGGACGCCTCGCGAACAACAATCTCGTTCATCTGGGACACCTGTGCATCCGAGTCCGGGTTGGACATCATGTGCATGTATACACGGTGCATCAGAGCGGCCAAGTCGCCGTCGCTCTGACGATCGATATTCATGCCGGTACGACCACGGACGTCGGCGGCGATGGCGCCCTGAAGGTACTCTTTGTTAAAGCCGGAGAAGAAGGCGTTGCTGAGCGGCGAAGGGAACACCTTATAGTTGCTCATTACTACTATGGCACATAAAAACTTGAGCCTTTGTAAATGCAAATGAAGGTCCAGAAGCGTAACGGTGACATTGTACCGGTTCTATTTGACAAGGTGGTCAAGCGCCTGGCCAACTTGTGTGATGGACTGGACGTCCAGCCTGACAAGGTGGCACAGAAGGTGTTCACCAACATGTACGACGGAATCAAGACGAGCGAGATTGACGATCTCTCGGCCGAGGTGGCGGTCCATATGCAGACTGAGCACCCCGACTATGAGATCCTGGCTACTCGGATCGTCGTCTCGAACATGCACAAAATGTCACCCAAGTGCTTCTCGGACTCGATGCTTGTCTTGCACTCCAAGGGGATTGTGAGTAACGAGTTTATGAAATGTGTCGCGATCGTACTCGACGGTGTGATTGACCATACGCGTGATTTCGAGTTTGGCTACTTTGGCCTCAAGACTCTTCAGCGAAGCTACCTGTACCCTGGTGAGACGCCGCAGTACATGTACATGCGTGTCGCGATCGGCATCCACGGCGATGACATTCCGCGCGTCAAGGAGACGTACGATCTCATGTCGCGCAAGTTCTTCACGCACGCGACGCCGACGCTGTTCAACGCCGGTACGAATCGCCCCCAGATGTCCAGCTGTTTCCTGGTGGCGATGAAGGATGACTCGATCGAGGGCATTTACGATACGCTCAAGGAATGTGCCCAGATTTCCAAATGGTCTGGCGGTATCGGCATCCACGCCTCGAACATCCGGGCGTCTGGCACGCCGATCAAGGGCACGAACGGGGTCGCTGACGGTATTGTCCCGATGCTCCGCGTCTTCAACAACACGGCCCGGTACGTCAATCAGGGTGGCGGCAAGCGCAAGGGGTCCTTTGCCATCTACCTCGAGCCGTGGCACGCTGATGTCATGCAGTTTCTCGAGCTTCGACTCAATCAGGGTGACGAGGAGGCGCGTTGTCGCGACCTGTTTACTGCGCTGTGGATCCCGGACCTGTTCATGGAGAAGGTTGAGAAGGATGATCACTGGCACTTGATGTGTCCGCACGAGTGCCCCGGTCTTCCAGACGTGTACGGCGAGGAGTTTAATGAGTTGTACCGGATGTATGTCGCACAGGGCCGGTACAAGAAGGTGGTCAAGGCGCGCGCCATCTGGGACGCTATGCTCAAGTCGCAGATCGAGACGGGAACGCCGTACATGTGCTACAAGGACTCGGTCAACGCCAAGTCGAACCAGAAGAACATCGGCACGATCAAGTCATCCAACCTCTGTACCGAGATTATGGAGGTGTCCGGACCGGACGAGACGGCCGTGTGTAATCTGGCATCGATCAGTCTGCCGGCGTTCGTGAAGGACGGTGAGTTTGACATGGAGGAGTTATGCCGAGTCACACATGTCGTGACCCGTAACCTCAATCGGGTCATCGACAAGAATTACTACCCGACTGAGGCGGCTCGTAAGTCGAACATGCGTCACCGTCCGATCGGTATCGGGGTTCAGGGTCTGGCTGACGTGTTCATGATGCTCGGTCTGTCGTTTGACGAGCCTCGTGCACGCGAACTTAACCGAGAGATTTTTGAAGTGATTTACTTTGGGGCGCTCGAGGAGTCGTGTCTCCTTGCTGAGGAGGAGGGGCCATACGAAACGTTCCGTGGATCACCGGCACATGACAGCAAGCTTCAGTTTGACTTATGGGGTCAGACACGTCACGGCTTTGACAATCTCAAGCAGCGTATCGTCAAGTGGGGTCTGCGCAACTCGCTGCTCATCGCACCGATGCCAACCGCCTCGACGGCTCAGATTCTCGGCAACAACGAGGCGTTCGAGCCGTACACGACCAACCTGTACCTGCGTCGGACGCTCGCCGGTGAGTTTGTCGTCATCAACAAGCACCTGGTCAAGGACTTGCAGAAGATTGGCATGTGGACCAAGGACATCAAGGATCAGATTATCCGGGACGGCGGATCGGTCCGGAACGTACCGGGCATTCCGATGGACCTGGCGGCAATCTACCGGACCGTATGGGAGATTCCGCAGAAGAGCATCATCGACATGAGTGCCGATCGTGGTGCCTACATCGATCAGTCACAGAGTCTGAACCTCTTCATGGAGAATCCGAGTGTCGCAAAGCTTTCGTCCATGCACGTCTATGCGTGGAAGAAAGGTCTGAAGACCGGTATGTACTATCTACGGACGCGCGCCAAGGCTAAGCCTCAACAAGTGACGATCACGCCGCTGACCGCGGCCGTGCCGACCGACGAGGAGAAGATCGCTTGTTCGCTGGCGAACCCCGAGGGGTGTGCTATGTGTTCCGGTTGACGACTTGCCTAGTTTTTTGGCGCGGATAGCTTTCTGATGTACGCGATGGCGTTGGCTCGCGTGCTCTTTGATGTGTTCCGGCTAGGGCTTGCGCTCTTTGCACGACGCGCGGGTGTCGTGACGCGGGGACGGTTTTTCATCCCGGCGACAAGCTTTCTGTTGTTTCGGATCCGAGCTTCATTCGCACGCGTGTATGTACTATTTCCCGTCATCGCCGCAAACATATGCGGATCGATACGACTATTCTGCTGTGTACCGGCGAGCGGGACATTCAAAGAAGTCCCGTACGGACCGTGCGTAGGAAATGCCGTCGGCTTTATCCGACGGCTCACCAGTATTGCCTGTGACGCGGCAAGCATGTTTCTCGCCGTCCGTCCGATGGGAATCTTGCTCGAGCGCCCAAAGTCGATGAGCCACATGCGCCGAATTCGACCACTGGAATCAACTTCCACGATGATATTCTCATCATGCATATTACCATGCGTAATGCCTTTGAGACCGAGTGTGTTCACTGCGGAGCGCAGACGCTGTGCGATATTCACCTTATTCACCGCTGGATGTGTCTTGATGTATTTTCGGAGTGTCATCGATTTCGATCCACCCGCTCTGCCCATGATAAGGGCTGTCATCTGAACCGTCGTATTTCCAAACATCTCACGGGCAGCATTTTGCTGAAGCGGAAAAAGGCGCGAGACTTTACCGTTTCCGTCTCGGAAAGAGGGTACAAGACCCGTCCTCTGAAGATTACGCAATGCGGTGTATTCCTGAGGTGCGCTTCCAAGTATAAACTTCATGACGCGACCGTCATTCGTCGTGTACACCTTACCATCGGCACCCCCACCTAGGTACTCAACTGGTCGAGGGCCCTTTGGAAAGAAGTGTTCGGCGAGAATCTCGTGCGGTTTCGGCTTGTATGACATGACACGTTCGAGTTTGCTCGGATATCGCTTGGCGTAGTTTGCGGCCGACGTCTTTTTGTACGGCGCCTTGGAGAAGATCGTCCTCTTTCGGCCATTGGTCAAGAACACGCCGTACCGCTTCATAAACCCTTTGTACTTGTTCGCAGGAGGTTTGTGTCCCAACGGGTCAAGGACAATAGCGGCATTATTCACGAGCGACATGAGTTTTAGACTTGCGTTTTTACGCGTCTCTGCGGTGGCCTTTGCGTGCTTGGCTCTGTTCAATATATTGGCAAGTACCTCGTGAACATTTCCATTATTATTTTTGTTGGTCCATCTGGACAAAGCGACCAGGCCTGAGTGGCTCGATTTATTAAGCGCGTTCCTGATCTTTGTTTTCATGAGAGTTCTCCTTACCGCCTCCATTTCTAGTATCTAAGATATTTTACAGACGGAACATGGCAATGCCGAGTGCGAGCAGGAAGGTGTTCAGCAGCGTGTCTACGCGACGCAGGATGCTGATGTGATCGACGAGCACACCGTTCCACAGGAACCGAAGCACGAACGTGAGAATCACGACGTACAGAAGGAAGATGGTCAGCTGGGTGAGCAGTTCACCGGTGCCACGGGAAGAGAGAATGCCGATCATTTTATTTTGTGCGTAGAAATTAATGCCAGTGAGGGTGGTGCGTCGGCGTCCTGTCGTTCGGCCGACCTCGGTGCGTCGTCTCGCCACGGTACGTCGTCAGCCACTTCCGCAAGTGTGCCCATCGACCGTCTTTAAGTGGGCTCCATATGGCACGGTTGGTGTTTACCACGACAACTGTTACGACTATGCATTCGATCTGCTGAACCCGCGCTCAACCGGCAAGACGCAGATGGGGAACATGAACAAGTACAATAGTAAGCACCCGAAGCTCACGGGGTACACGACGTGTGACGGGATCGCCAAGCGCGTTCTGGACGACTACCGAGGCTTGGCGTACAAGCTTCCGAGCGGCTCATCGCCTGTCAAGCCCGGGTACTACAAGGTGATGAACTTCGTCGCACCGGGCTACGGCGATTTCCACTGGTACAAGCAAATCTTTCGGGTCGTGTACAAGACGCGCGCCCCCGGAAACAATCCGCTCATCGGCATGCGTCGTCATCATGATACGGTCCAGGGACTGGCGGCATTTTTCCAGGTGCCACAAGCTGTCATTCGTGCAGCGTATGCTCGGGCTCACCGTCCGACCAGTGCAAACAACGGCCGGATCGCCATGAACGGCACGGAACTTCGTCGGCTCGACGGTCTGAACGAAAAGCCTGACGCGGATGGCAAGTTGCGCCCCGGTCGCGTGATGACGATTCCGGTGAAGCTATGGGCACATAAACAAGGGTTCGGGGGTGGGCCCGTCATTGTTGATGCGTCCGGTAAGACGATTCGTGACCCTCGTCGGGCCGATCGTAACTACGGCGGTTTGAACTATACGCGTTTCTGTTCTGCGTATGCTGTCAAATGCGGGGCGGGACGGTTGGCATTGGCACGGGCACGAAAGGCTGGTTTGGAACCCTGAGACCAAGCTCCTGAAAAATGGCCGAGATGGATTCACCGGCCGCGATATCAAAGATGATGTCAGTCAGGAACCGATGATCCATGAGTGGATCGATACCGAACGACGTCACGAGACTCGCGACGTTACTCGTCGTGTACGATTCGGTCGACGCATGGTTGTCCGCCATGCGTTGAACGGACACACGAACCTTGTACATCGGCTGATCGAAGGGAGTTCGACACATCGGACATGTCCTGGACGTGCGTTTCCATCGTTCGAGACACCGAACGTGAAAGGCGTGTCCACACTCGAGGGTGCGAGTGTTTGGCGATGACATGTCGCCGAGACATACTGGGCATTGAGGTGCTTGGATCGCATGCGTCGTACACGTGGTGTGACCTTCCCGTGCGTTGTGCATGCACTGCGTCCCCTTACGCGTGTTGGCCGTGCACCTCGCCCTCGTCATGTAGTATTCTTCGAGGAAAAAGAGACCGCGGTCGACGCGTCCGCAGGACCTGAACCTCGTTCTGGAGCGAACGGACCGCGTCGCGGTACCGAACACGGATGTTATCCTCGACCCGCTTTTTAAAGACGATGATGGGGTCGGTGTCTTGTTCGGTGCGACAGATGGGACACTCGTCTGACGTCTCAAACCACGTGAGGATGCACGCCGTGTGAAAGGCGTGAGTGCACGTGAGCCGTTTGGTCGCCTTGGAGTTCAGACTGCCGACTGCTTCAAGACAGACGGCACATGTTTGGGAATGGTGTACACAGCACTGGCCGTTGATCAGGGCTGGTCGCTTGCACTTCCGACCGTCGAGCGTTACAGACGTACACGCCATTGCTCCTTGTTGAGTACTGCGACAAAATATCAAGAATCTGTGCGTGCACCTCATCTGGCGTGCACCCGCGCGTATTCACCACGTGCACCTTGCACGGAATCTTCATGAGAAGCTCGTCGTACAGTGCATGGATACTCTCGAGGTAGTCGATCGTAATCCCCTTGTCGCCCGCCTGACCTCGCGACTGGATGTGCTCGTAGTCCTGTACCGGATCGGACGACAAGTAGATGTATACGTCAGGGTACCACTTGTACTTTTCGTAGGCGCGCTCGTGGACGACATCCTCAGCCGCCTTGACGAGATCCTTCTGTTTCATATTCTCCCAAAAGACGTACCGGGATGCGAGCAGTGAACGCTCGTAAAACACGGGTGTCGACCAGTGTTCCTTGATGGGTTGGTGCGTCTGCATGACGGCGAGCTGGAGTGTGAGTGCCCAACGGGACATGTCGCTGTAAAAGAGGTCGAGGGGCCATTCGTGGATCGGTTCACGCTTCACGAAAAGACCGAGCCGCTCGAGCATGCCGAGCTGCGTGCTTTTGCCTGCACCGATGTTGCCATCGATGACAAACTTCATACCTAAGAGGCGTACTTCGCCTTTAGCTTTTTCTGCATCTTCTCCGCCTTGTCGATCGTCTTGAACATGACGGCGTAGTATTTCCAGGCCTTGGTGGTGCTCGCCTGATCAGGCTTGACCTCGTACTTGTGAAACATCGCGTGAGCCTCACGCTCCTTTTTCACCAGCGTCTGGAACGTCTTCTTCTCGACGGCCGTCATCCGACTCTTGACGGTCATCGGCAGCACTGACCACTTGGGAGGTCCCTTTGGAATCTTCACGACGAACGTCATACTATTAGTTTCCAGAATCTGCCTGGCGAACAAAGCCGGGTGCCATGCAGGCACCGTTGCCCGGGACGACAAAGGCGTCCGGACCCTTCTCCTGCAGGTACTTGCGGTAGGACAGGTTGTCCTCGTAGGCGATGCCCTGCTTCTTCATGATGGCGTCATTATACAGGCGCGTGGAATCGAAGACGGTGAGGCAGCGGCCATCACCCATACCAAGACGGGTCGACATGTTACTCTTCCTGGAGAAAATCTTTGTCCGAAGTAAGATGAAGGAGGACCAAGTCTGGTTCGACGAACAAGAAACGTACCTGCGTAACATGGAGCGACAGTGTGACGTGTATTACCAGCACCACACCAAGGATTTCGTGTACTACCATTCGCTCGCGTCACGTTTCAACCTCCCGATCCTGATCATCTCGGCCATCAATGCACTGACTGCCGTAGCCCTGAACGAGTTTGTCGAACAGAAATACGTCAGTATCATGAACGCCGTCCTTTCGTCCGGTACAGGTGTACTGGGCTCGATCCAGTTGTATTTAAAGATCAACGAGAAAATGACGAATGCGACACGCTCGTCGCTCGCATTCAAACGCCTGGGCCTCAAGATTTCCAAGGAACTCACGCTCGGGCGCAACGAACGTGTCACGGAAGGCCTGGCGTTCCTGTCAGACTGCTTCGCCGAGTTCAACACGGCGATCGAACAGGGTAACCCCGTCGAAAAATCAAAGCTCGTCAACTACCTCGCCCTACCTCGCCCTATAGACATACCTTCTTCACCTACGAGCCCGCGCATGCAACGCGTAGCTGATTCCCTGATAAAGCTCGCACGGACACCGGTTGGGACGTCGACACCTGAGAGCGAAGAGTACGTTTAAAATGTTGGTCGATATTACACATGACGCTGTCCCCCAACGCCCATCTGAAGGTTCTGCTCAAGGCAGCCGAGAAACACGCAAGTCTCCGTAAGAACTTTAACAACTACGTGCGAAATCACCCGAACTGGAATCAGACGTACGCAACCTTCGCCACACAGCTTGCCGCACTGGAGACGCGTATCCGCCGTCTTGTACAGAACATTAACCGGACGCATCGTTTAAACATGCGTCGGGGTACAAATATACATTCGGAGATCAATAATGCCACGCGTAAACTGATTATGAAAATACACACTGTCAATAATCTCGCTCGCCGCTAGACCCACGCCTGTACGCCGCGCTGCTGCAACGCCTTGACCCACGACTCAAACTTGGAGCCGAACACGGTGTCGAACGAATCGGGAAGCTGCTTCGAGATGTGGATGACCAACTTCTTTGCAAACCCTAGGAGCTCGTACATGCGATCTTCAGTCAGGCCCTCCTTCTCCACAAGCTGATCGAGATTCTCAACATCCTCGATGAGCTTGGGTGTATAGTACACCATCGCCTCGATGAGCGACTCGCGCAGAACGGTATAGTCCGCACTGTACGGCGATTCGCCGATCCGGTCGTACAGTGCAAGAAACGTATCGTTGCTGTACGTGAACGGCTTGAGCTCCTTGTTCAGGATGTCGTACGCAAAGACAATCTCGCGGAGCGTCTCTGCGCCCGTCACAATCACCTTGCCGGTCGAAAACACGCTCGCAGTCACCTGCTTCATGTCCGGCCGCGGCTTGAACTTGATCTTGACGGCCGAGTACCGCTCGGGATTGAACGACACGTCAAACATCGGGTTCGTGCTCAGCTCGTCGACAATGTCCATCTGATTCACCGGGCGATTCATCGAAAAGTTGGTGTTGATCATCACGACCCGGAACGCATCGGACGTCAGGGATTCGGGGAGCTCAAGCACCTTGGTGAGCAAGTAGGCGAGCTGCTTTGACACGCGCTGACAATCGTACAGGTCCGAACAGCCGCACACCTGGAACGAGCCATTCGGAAACACCTTGATCGACTTGGTAGAGTACTGATCGATGTAGCCAACCGTCACCTGGTTGTAAAACGTCGTCTCTTTCATCTTCCACTCGTGTCCGCTGAAGAGCGCCCCCTTGCGCCGGATACGAATAGACCCCTGCTCCCGGAACGCATCGCGAATCTTGTCGAGATCGATGCGTGCCGACGCAAACACTTTGCAAATCATGGTGATGGTCGTGATACGAATCCACGACGGAAGCTGCTGGTGCTTCCGACGCATGGCATCCAGCGTCACAATGTACTTGAACGTGTCGTCGCGACACAGAATGTTGGGATCGTGAGTCAAAACCATGGCACCGGCAATCTCACCTAGAGGCGGGGTCGCCGGCTCCTCCACATACCCTAGACCGCCCTCGAGCGCATTGGCCACCTCCTCGAGCGCCGACGTGTCCGCTCCGCCGACGTGGAGCTCGTCAAGCCGAAACGACACGCGAGCGCGAATGCCGCTCGCAAACTCGACATACCACGTCTTTTCGCGACCAGTAGGCTTTCCGAACACCTCCTCGACACGATCGAGGTCCGCCTCCATATAGCCCAGAGGCTTGACGGCGCCGAGCTCATCGCGCGTGATACGCTTCATTGTTGTAGCGTGGTTGTATGTTTGCAGGTGTCGTCTTACGGCGCGGCTTCTTGGCCGGTGCGGACAAAACCACCTTTTTGGCGTGCCCGCGCGCAATCTTGGCGAACGGCCGCTTGAGGATCGCCGACTTGATCACGCGCTTGTAGTACGGTTTGAGCCGGCCATTGTTCGCGTGGATGTTCGTCCGCGTGACATTGTGTGCGACGAGCGAGATGAGCTTCTTCTTCTTGACGGCGTTGATCACGCGGTTGAGTTCGGACAGCTTCACCTCCATGCGCTTCTTGCGGTGCTTTTTCACGGGTGCGAGCGCGTACATGTTTGGGGCGACACGTTGCGTCGCGTTCGCGCCGACGTACGGCGCCGTCTTTACAGTCACCTTCTTGACAGCTGCGAGCGTCCGACGTGCCGAGATTGGCCCACTGCCGAGCCTGTTCACATTCGTAAAGACCTGGCGAGACAGGCCCGTCTTTTGCATGGCCGCATTGACGTTGCCACCACTATTGTTGAGCGCAGTGATCGCACGCTGAACGGTGGCCGGACCCCCTGCGTTTGACACTGCAGCAGCTGCGTTGTTGTACCCACCGGCGTTACCGAGCGCCTGACGTTCCTGGGCCGGCAACGACTGTACGGCAGATTGTGCGGCAGCCTGAGGCACATTGACCTTGATCGTCGGCTGGAATGTCACTGACCCGCCCGTGCCGCCGCGACCACCCTCGGACTGTGAAGATCCGCCACGAACACCCTCGACCCGGGAGCTTCCGCTCGTGCTCTTCACATTGCCGATACGCGTCGCGCCCGTACGGACGTTTCCTGTACGAACACGGACGGATCCACCGCCGTAGCCTCCACCGCGCCCTCCTCCGCCGTTGCCAGTGATCATGTTCTTGGGACCGTTGTTGCCATTGCCCATGTTCTTGGGGCCCTTGTTGCCACTGCCGTTGTTGGATTTACCTGGCACTGGACCCATTGCCGGTAGACCTTTGATCGGGTTCTTTACGTAAAATGATCCGAGACGGTAGTACCCCCGACCGTGTCTGTTCGTCTTGTACTCGTATCCATTCTTGGCGCCATTGAACGCATTCGATGGTATAAAGTTGCCGGCATTGATCGCCTTTTGGCGAGCCGACTTGAACAGGCCACCGAAACCGAACGACGGCATCGAAGGACGCCCGAAGGACGGCATCGACGGGCGTTTGAAACGATTCCAGAAACTGGGTTTACCCGGCTGTACAATGGGCACTGGATTCGTGTTATTTACGCGGCCGACACCGTTACCGGCGTAAGATGTGTTGCGGCGCACAAAGGCTGGGAGCTTTTTGCCGTTTACGACAGCTTCGTGCACCACGGCCGGCGCCTCGATCAGTTTATGAGGTTCACCCCGTACGGTCGTTAGAGCGAGCGTCGGTTTGCCCGTCTTTACATTTGCAGGTACGACCGCGAGCGTCGTGGTTCCATTCGGTCCGGGAACGAACTTTGCCGGTCTATTTTTTCTGAAAAAGTCGTTGATCACCTTGGCCTTGAATGCCGTAATCTCGCCCACGACGGCGCTTCTACGGCCGTTGGCGGTGTCATTGTGAGGCGTGAAGCCTAGGCCGCCACCACCGCCGTTATTGGCGGGCTTTGGCGTGTTCTTGGCCAAGATGCGGTTGTACGCATTTTTGCCATTCCTAAATCTTTGTACTCCGGCGTTTTGCTCTGCTTGCGGTTTCTGTCTCAGTTTGTCCGGGTGGTAAGTCACCGCAAGCTTACGGTACGCCTTTTTTACTTGGTTAAGGGATGCCCCCGGTTGGAGGCCGAGTGTCTCGTAGTTCGCGTTCGACATACCTACCATTGCCTGAGGAAAAAAAGGACCGTAGGTCCTTTTTGAGTGAAAAGCGAAAAGGAGGTTTTGTCCACACCGGTCAGGCGCTCTACACGTACCTATTAACCAACGAACGCGCCGAAGTGCTACTACAAAATGCTCTTTGACTACCAGCAGTATGGTGTGGACTGGATGGTTGGGCGCGAGACAGCAACAGGGCCGCGGGGTGGTTTCCTGTGCGACGAGATGGGTCTCGGCAAAACGGTCCAGCTTATTGAGACAATGCTTCGCAACCCTGTGGGGCGCACCTTGGTCTGTGTCCCCAAGTCCATCGTGGCCCAGTGGAAATCCGAGGTGGCAACTTTCGCGCCAAATCTCGAGGTGTATGTATTCGATGGACCGAAACGCGAGGTACCTCCGGCTGACTTTGAGGGTCTTGCAATCTCACCCTACTCTGTTGTGGCCGATCTTGCGGACACGCAATGGGACCGCATCATCCTGGATGAAGGGCACGAGATCCGCAACCCCAAGTCTAAGCTGTGCAAGTGCCTGTACAGCTTTGACGCGCCTATTCGCTGGGTCGTGTCCGGTACGCCCATCTTCAACAGCATGCGTGACTTTGTCACTCTTTGCGGCTTCCTTGGCATCACTCAAGGCACGGTCACGCGCGAGTACGAGACGATCCGTACAAAGTACGTGCTCCGCCGAACCAAGGCTGACGTGAGTGCCGGATCGACCCCGCTGTCGTTCGAAAACCTCGAGCTCGACATGTACCCCGAGGAGCGCGATCTCTACACGGAGGCGTTCCTGGCTGGCCAGGGGTTCATCAAGGAGCACCACGGGCGTCCCGTGAATGCGATGGAGATTCTCGAGTGCCTCCTGCGCATCCGCCAGGTGATGACGTGGCCACAGCTGTACCTCGACGGAATGGCACTCAAGAATGAGACTGACACGGAGGCGTACACGGGGCGGTCCAAGAAGCACGAGGTGCTCATGGAGATGATTCTCGGACATTCAGATGAGAAGACGCTGGTATTCACCCAGTTTACCGGCGAGACTGACCGGATTCAGGAGATGCTGATTGAGCGTGACATCCCTGTGTACCGGCTCGACGGCAACGTGGACTCGGCTGAGCGGCTGCGTCGGATCGACGCGTTTCGCGTCGCGGCACCCAACGCAGTCTTTCTCATCCAGATTCGGGCCGGCGGCGTGGGTCTGAATCTGCAAGAGGCATCTCGGGTGTACATCACGGCACCCGCGTGGAACCCGGCGACGGAGCTCCAGGCGATCGGCCGGTCCCATCGTACGGGTCAGAAGCGCGCGGTCGTGGTCAAGAAGCTGATTTACAAGGACGTGTCGGACGATCTGCCGAGTGTCGAGGAGAGCATCGTGAACCTCCAGGTGGCCAAGTCCCAGGTGTGCGCCGACGTGCTCAAGGATGCCAAGTTGCTCAAGCAGGTGCCGGGGGTTTCCAGCATGAAGCTCAGGACGATCGCAAAAATGTTCAAGACGCGCTTGTAATTCACGCATAGTTGCTCACTTCATCGTCCGTCAGATAAGAATAAAATGTTCAGTTCACCTAGAAGTCCCAGCACTTCTGGATGGTCTATCACGTGAACTTGACAAAGGTTCGTCAAGCGTTCGCGTTATGGACTCACATGTTTCCGACTGTACGGCCATTTTACGCCGTAAAGTGTTGTCCGGACCCTCGTGTGGTCCAGACGCTCTTCGACTGTGGCGCGGCGTTTGATTGCGCCAGCCCAGCCGAAG